CTTTATAAGGTAGAGCTACAATAGTAGCAGCACCAGCCGTACGAGTCTTAACGTAACATTGAGTAGTTGCTCCATCTCTAGAACTTGATACTAATATAGTATCACCAACTCTAATACCGTGAGCTGCTCCACCAGCGTTACCATCTAAATCAGTACCAATAGTAATTTCGTTTGCTGATACATCTAGTGTACCGTTGTAGCTTAAGTGTAATCTTCCTTGTTCCGACCAGATTACTTGGTCTGAGGTCATAGCCTCTTCTGCTCCAACTTGTGATAAAAAACCTGAAATAGTTCTGTTTCCAAAAACTTCAGCTTCTTTTTCCATTAAGTCAGGCAAGTATTGTTGTGCCCAACCTGCTGTACCCTCTGCTGTAAAGTCAATATAGTTATTGACTAGTGTCATCTGGGTAGAAGTTGCAACACTATTTAAATTTCCTCCTGGTGTAATTGCCATAATTATTTATTTTTAAATTTATTATTTATTTTTATTTTTAATCTTAAAGGATCTGTTTTTTATATTAGAACTAGAATCACCTAAAATTTTGTACTTAACTCCACTAACATTTACCTCGCCGTGTGTTTTTCTAGGTTCAGTGTTTATGTTTTTGTCTCTTGCTACTCTCCCTTTTGTTGCATCAGCTTTACCTTGTTCGTAAAAATGATTAGCAATAGCATCAGAGTTCATAGCTGTAAACAAAGACTTATGATAACCTTTGGCATCACTTATGTTTTTGCCATCTTCATCAACAAACTTGTTAACAAAGTTATTGATATCACTTTGTGTAGTTTTTACCTTATTAACATCTTTAACATTAAACCTAAATTTTTTATCTCCAACATTATATTCAAAACCTTTGAATGTATTGTTAAAAACACTATCAGTTTTTTGTTGAAACGTTTTTTTAGTAGCTTCAGATATTTTCTTTTGTTCTTCAGATTCCTTATTGTATCTATTAAAGAAGTCAATTGCTTTTTGTTGGTCTTGGGTCAACTTTGACCCAGCTTTGATTTCTTCATAGTATTTGGACTTTTGCCCGTCCAGATAGGCTTTAGCCTCGGCAACTTGCTCTTTTAAGGCTATTTTCTTTTTTCTAATAGTTTTATCATCGTCCATTTCTTCATCTATACCAAAGCTATCTTCTAATAAAAAGCTTCTTTCTTCTGGTGATAAATGAGATTTAGTAGTTCTATAATATTCATCTAAAATTTCCGATGTATCCATTTTAGAAGTATCTCTATTTAAATTAACGTAGTCATTAAGATCACCACCTGTCTCATCCATAAAATCTACAAGTTTCTGTATATTTTCTGGTAATGGTTTTCCAGTAGCTTCTGCTTCTGCTACAGCCTCCTCAATATCTTCTTTGACTTCAGCTATTTCTTCTTCTTTAATTTCTTGTAAAACTGGCTCTTCAACTTCTTCAGTAACCTGTTCTACAATATCTTGAGTTTTTTCTTCAACCGTGTTTTTAGTTGTATTTTCTGTAGTTTCTTCTACTTGTTCTTCAACTTCTTCTTTAACCTCTTCAGTTTCAACTTCTACTGGAGGTTTACTAAAATCAACTTTAGCAACAGAGTCGTCACCTACGCTTTCAAATTTTGATTTAAATTGTCCTTGCTCGTTTCTTGGTTGCTCTGGTTTCTGCTCGACAACGTCTTGCTTAACTTCTTCAATTGCGTTTTCGTTTTGTTCTTCCATAATAAAATTTTATAAAATATTAAATAATAAGAGTTTACTACATATTAGCTCCCCCTGTAAGTATATCATTACCTGATGATTCAAATCTTTTAATTGAACCACCTTCTTTTTTTTGCTCTATCATTTGTTTTTGGTGAGCAGCTTGTCTATCAACTCTTTGGTCTAATCTATCTTCTTTGTTGATTTCTTTTTGTTTGTTTAAATCCATTTCAGCGCCTTTAAGCTTAGAGTTTAATTCAAACTCATATTGCATTAATTGTTTTTTAGCTTCGACTTCTGCTTGTAGGTACTGAGTTTTAAATTGATTCTTTGCTTGTTCAACTTGTGTCTCTGCTTGAGCTTTAGCTTGATTCTTTTGAATCTCAGCTTGTGCCGCTGCTTGTTGTTGTTGAGCATTTGCTTGAGCTTGAGCTTGAATATTTTGTTGTTGAACTAGTTGATCTCTTTCAGCTTTCTTTTTTCTTTTTATTTTTAAAAGCTGGTTTGCAAGCTTTACATTTCTAACACCACGCAAATCAATAGCATCATCTAAATCAAGAGTCTTTTGAGCTAAAGCTTGTTGTATGTTATTTTCTAATATAGCTTGTTCTTCTTCGTCTGGCATTAGTTCTATGAATATACCAAAATCATATAGATGTAAATCTTTGAGCTCTTCAAGCGTTGCTACGTTGTGAGCGCCAATCGCTTGTATAAAAGCATTTCTAGTTGGTGAATACTCTATTATATCAGATATTCTTAAAGATAAACACTCAGCAACTTCAGCTGTTAAATACAACATAGATTGTAATACGTGTCTAGTTGCTGTGTTTGAGTTTGCTGCTGCTAGTTTTTGTACACCAACTAAAGCGTTTTTATCTGGAACACTAGCATCTCTCGCTTCGTTTAATCCAGTTGTATCTCTTATCATTTGTAGATAATAGTTGTAAGTTGCAATAAGAGTTTGTATTTTATTTCCGCCACCACCATTTTGTATTTGTTGTATTGGAACTTTACCTGGGTTTTGATCTCCTTCAGAAGTAAAACTTCTACCAACAACAGAACCAGTTTGGAAAAACATATTTAAAGCCTCCTGTGGATTGTAGTTTGTTCCATTACCAAGATCAACCTCAGCTAAACCATCTACATCAAGATATACACCATCAGGTACCATCCTTGACATTACTTGTTGCAGTTTTAAGTGAGTAAGTTGAATTGTGTCAGCAAAACCTGTTATTCTACTAACCAAAGATTCTATTTTACCTTTATACATTCTAGGTGCAACTATTTGGTAGTTCATTTTTACGGTGCCAAAATCTGAATCACTCCTCATCATGTTTTCTTGCATCCTCCACTTTAGTAGTTTATTACACCCAATAATATATACTCCCTCATATAAACACTCAACAACTCTTTCTAGCTTGCTAAAATCCCCATCCATGTTTTCTACAGGTGGATTAAACGTGTCATCTTTTTCAATAACCTTATCTGCACCTGTACCAGTTTTCTTTAGCTTATAAACATCGTTCATGTGTGTTTTATAATTAAAGTATAAAACTTCTACTTTATTTTTATCGTCACTTGTTCTTAAATGGCTTTGATAACCGCCTTTATTTTCTGTTATTTCTTTTATTTCACTTTCTGTTAGTTCTGGAAATTCTTTTACTAGTTCGTTTATAGGTATTTCTTTCACTTCACCAACGTAGTATATGTCTTCAAAGTAAGGAGATTCAGTATAAGAGTAAACTAGATTAGCAGGATTAACATATTTTACTTTAGCACCATCACTCCAGTCAAATGTTGTTTTTGTTGCGCCTATACCTATTGTTGCTATGTCGTATAGTGCTCTACGCCTAACAAGATCGTAATCGCTATTTTCTAGTAAAACGTTTATAGCTTGCTCTTCCGCCATTTCTACAGCCTGCTTATAAGTAAGCTGCATATGTAGTGCTAGCTCTTCCTCTGTTTGAGGTAGATCCTCTTGGTCGTTTTCATAAAGATCTATATCTAAACCCTGTTTAACAGCTTCATTAAACTCTTTAGCTCTCATATCTCTAAGCATAGACTCCATATACTCTGTTCTTTTAGCTACACCAAAAGAATCTTGAGAAAAGCAACTTATTTCATATGATCTCTGTGCCATACCGTTAACCACAATATCAACAAACTTAGGTACTATAGGTACAGGTTTCCAGTCTAAATTTAAATAAGACAAGTCACCGTTGATTGATAATTCGTTTTTATATTTTTGTATTGGTTGTTCTCCTCTAGCATATAATCTTAAGTTGTGAAAACTATTTAGATTACCACTATACTTAGATGTTGTACCTGAGAACCACTCCCATTTTATAGCTTTAGCAACTTCTAATCCGTACTTTTCAGATAGCTTTTCTAAATCACTAACTGCTTGTGATGGAAAATTTATGGCAGACTCTGTCATATTTTATTTTTTATTATTGTTGATTGAAATCCTTTATTACTGTATTTTGACATACTAAGGTTTAGTGGTTGTTTTTTAATATCTCTATTTGGTTTATACAAATGCCTATTGCAAGCCATTATAGCTAATCCTGAACTTATTGAAGCATCGTGTTTTGTTCTTTTGTTTATATCAAACCTTGACCAATCGTTTAGCGTTTCACCAAAGTAAACATTACCATATGTACCGTCCTCTAGTAAACCAACGTGGTCGTTGATATACATTTCAATTGCAGCTGCATGAGCTTGTTTTATATCTTCACTAGAGTTTGGTATTCCACCAACTTCTTTTTCTGCAACTGATAGTTTGTTCCAAATCTTATCTGGTCTGTTCATACTAAACCCTCTATAACCTCTTCTTCTTAAATAATATAAAAGTCTAGGCTTGTTGTTCTCAGCTAATAGTGGCATACCATAAAACACTAGCGCCATTAAAACGTCTTCAAAAAATATCTCAGCTGTTTGTGGTCTTGCTATATATTCTAAAAAGAAAGTGTTAGCTGGAGCATCTTCCATTGAAAATTTAGTTAATCCATGCAAAGCACCTTTTGATCCTCTTTTATCTACTGTTCCTGATATATCGTAAGAGTCACATCCAAATGCTCCCATGTGTTCGTTGCCTGGATACTTAACTCCGTTTTTAAGTATAACGTTATTTTGTAATCTTTGACCTGGAACCCAACTTACTTTGAATCTACCGTTTGGATCTGGATTAAAAATAACCTTAGTGTCTTTAACTCCACTTATCCATTGAAAATTACCAGGAGTTAATACAGATGAGTTTCTATTTCCTTCGTTATAATCTATTTGCTCGTATATTTTTACTAAGTTAAATAAACTATTTTTAGTTTCATCTCTAAACGCATGTTCTTCTGTTCTAGGAAACTGACGGTAAAATTCATTTAAAGCGTCTTGATCGTCTCTTAAACCTTCAGCCTCATTGTCCCAGTGATCTATTACACCGTAATTTATTTCTACTCCTTGTGGATCAAATGCGGATTCTCTAGGAGCATTAAATACGGGTGCTCCGTATTCGTCAATGAATCCTTCGTAATTCCATTCCATAGGAATAAACAAAGAATATAATCCTGACTTAGTCTGTCCATTTCTATTTCTTTTTGTAACATCTGAGTTGTTGTATAAGTTTTTAAAATTCTCACCTCCTTTATCTAATGCGTTAGATGTTGATCCCATCATACATTTACCTATAATCCTACTACCTAGTCGTAAACAAGTTTTTGTAACTCTCCAGTTATTTTTTATATTATCAGGTTTCTCCCACTTACCACTTTCATCATGTACTAATAAAGAAAGTTTTTCACCATCATAACTATTATCACCTGTGTTCTTCCAGTCAATAGTTGTATCTAATCCTTCCATGTCATCTTGCTCTTCGTGTTCCCTCATTTTCTTACGAGTAAACTTTTTAGCAGGAACTCTATATGCTAGTTCAGACTTTGGACGATCCATACCATCTTGTATTGGTTTAAAGAAGAACGGATAATTTAAACTTATTGGTACAACTTTATCTGTAAACATCTTCTTCGCATCGGCACCTGTTTTAGATAGTATACCAAATCTACTATCACTTGCTAACGTTGCTTGGTTAACAGTTTCTGACGAACTCATAAAAGAAAAACCAGATCGTCTATTCTTTAGATAACACATACCATAGCATCTTATATCTGCTTTGCAAGCTTCCCAAAATATAAAGAACAATCTATTTGCATCTCTAAAATCTGGAGCACCAACATCTATTTTACTCCATTGTAAGTACATGTAGTGTGTGCCTGTTATATAGGTTGGTTTACCGTTATTCATAAACCAAAACCCCTCTTCTCTTCTTTTAAACTCTTGGTCTATGTACCCGTAGTGTTTTTCTTTAAACTCCTCTGGATA